TGTAATCACGATTGTCATTGAGCTGTTTCTTAACATAATCCCATCCGTTTTTCATTGAAATCGGATAATTAAATACTGTATATCCGTCAAGCTGTTCTGAATTGATAGATATGTTTGTAGTTGGATAATATGTCGCAAGTGTTTTAAGTGTCTGTACTTCTTCCTGTGTTAAGTCAATTTCTTGTGGCTCTGCTAATAGCCATTCGTTTTTATCTATAATAGATTGCGTATTATCTAGCTTAGAAGAATCAACTCTCCTAACTACTTTTCCTCGTTCCACATCCACATAATCTGCAATGTACTGCTGTCCGTCAATTGTGACGTTACCGCCACTTGAGACCGGAATTGCGTTAAGGGTGATATTGTTAAGCGTAACAGATTGAACCTTTAATCCATCTTCATAAATAAATCCTTTCGTTTGTCATGGGCGGAAACCCACTGCCTTTAGGCGGTGGGAGGAGCCTTGTAAATTGTTATCTATTATCCTTGACTCTCAATATATTTTTGTATAGTTGCTGATGACACTTCTCCAATGCTGCAAGCAAAATAACCATCTGACCAAAATATTTTTTTCTTCCAATACTGTTTTGATAAGACCGAATTATACTTTTGCCATAAGTAGTATGTTGTTTCCTGCTTTACAATTTTAACAATGTCGCATACTCTATCCGTTGCATCATAACTTAACAAAAAATGTATATGGTCTTTGTCTGTTTCCATAGCAATTATTTCGTAGCCACGAGTATTAGCTATATCGAGAATCTTTTGTTTCACATCATCAGCAATAGAGCCTTGTAGTAGTTGTTTGCGGTATTTGGTTACAAGAACTATATGTACTTTCAGACTGTATTTTCGTCTGTTATGACGATAATATCTATTATCCATAAATCACCTCTGATAGTTATTGACGTTCACTAAATATTAGTATACACTATTGCTAGTGAAGTATCAATGAGAGGAATAAATTTTATGGAACAGATAACTATAACTGCAAAAGTTCAGATAGTTGCAACTGATACAGATAAAGTTTTGCTTAATAAAACAATGTCTGTTTATTGTGATGCCTGTAATTATGTTTCAGATTATGTATTCCGCACACATGACCTAAAGCAGTTCTCACTCAATAAAATTTTGTACTCTACTCTAAGAGAAAAGTTCAGTCTCAAATCACAAATGGCGCAGTCTGTTTTTAAAACGGTTATCGCAAGATATAAGACCATTCTTGAAAATCAGAATGAATGGATAAAACCATCTTTTAAAAAACCTCAGTACGACCTGGTTTGGAACAGAGATTATTCTTTAACTCAAAACTGCTTTTCCGTCAATACGCTTAATGGTCGTGTGAAACTTCCTTATTTTGCTGAGGGTATGTCTAAGTATTTTAACCATTCTATTTACAAGTTTGGTACTGCCAAACTTGTAAATAAACATGGTAAATACTATCTGCATATACCAGTTACCTATGAGGTTGAAGAAAGTAATATTACTGACATCTGTAACGTTGTAGGTATCGACAGAGGTATTAACTTTGTTGTTGCAACTTATGACAGCAAACATAACTCTGGATTTGTTAGTGGCAAAGCTATTAAACAGAAACGTGCTAACTATTCCAAGCTTCGTAAGGAACTTCAAATGCGACATACGCCATCATCAAGACGAAGACTAAAAGCTATCGGTCAGCGAGAAAACCGTTGGATGCAGGATATTAACCATCAGGTATCGAAGGCACTCGCCACCGGTAATCCAAAGCATACTCTCTTTGTATTAGAAGATTTGACTGGTATTCGCAATGTTACAGAACGTGTCAAAACAAAAAACCGCTATGTTTCTGTATCATGGTCTTTTTATGACCTTGAGCAGAAGCTGATTTACAAAGCGAAGCAGAATCAATCTTCTGTAATAAAGGTGGATCCTCGTTATACCAGTCAATGCTGTCCTGCTTGTGGACATACTGAAAAGTCTAATCGTAATAAGAAAATACATTTGTTTACTTGCAAAAACTGCGGTTATACGTCTAATGATGACCGTATTGGAGCTATGAATCTGTATCGTATGGGAATAAACTATCTTGCTGATAGCCAAGTACCTAATACAGTTGTAACAGAGTAAACTCTGCTACAAAGGGTGCTGTCAACCACCCAATGATGTAACGCCACTTTAGGCAGCAATGCCTATTGGGGATAAAAGGTCGGAGGCGTAAGCCGTTACTACGACTGGGCAGTTACAAGCCCATTACCTTTAGGTGATGGGTAGTTGACTATAGAACTTGAAATTACCGCCAAGAGCAGGTGTACCGTCTGTAGCCCAAAAAATATGTGTTCCTTTTGGAATCGAAGCTTCTATTATTTCGTTATAACTAATGCTAGTAGGAAGTAAATTTATCCCTTTGTATTGGTTCTGCTCGCTCTTTCCATACAGAACCATATCGTGAATCTTTCCATTGTCAGAATCAGTGATATGAGCTTCACCCTGATTCGATGCATAGAACTTTGTAATTTTGTTGTCTAAATCTTCCTTCAGTGAACTAGTTTCCTCTTTCAGTGAAGCAATGTTCGTCTTGTTCTGCTCAATCTGCTGTGCCTGTTCTGTCGTGGCTCCTGGCTTGACTGGATTCTTTTCAAGGTACTCATTCACTGCATTCTTGATTTCTTCCGGTGAAATCTCACCGCCAATTCCTTTTAAGCATAATTCGTATAAATACTTTTCTTTTCGCGTGATTGGCTTTGGAATTTCGCCCTTGTAATCACCTGTCAAGTACGCAAGATATTTTTCTTCCCTTGTTACTGGTTTATCTGCCATCTTTTTACTCCTCTCCGAATAATGTTGGTTCGTCTGGCTGAGCTTCTTTGACCATTGCTTTCGCTTCTTCCTCGGTCATTCCTTCAAACTTCACGAAATACAGCCATGCCGGAACCTTGCCAGTAGTCACATACTGCCACCATCTTGCACGGTCATTTTCTCTGACATAGAGAATATCTCCAAAATCATAATTGACTTCATAAGCTCCGACAGGTGTAAGTCCGTACAGGTCAGCGTAAACGTTCAGCGCATAAATAACTTCGTCCAGACAGGATTCCAGCTTGTCTCGAACATCCTTGATAAACTGCACTGTCCTCTGTTGTTCTGCTTCCACTCCCGTAGCCGTCTGAATGCCGCTAGATTCGTTAAAAACAAAGTATCCGTTGGAGAATCCGATCTTATATCCTAACTGACTTAAAAGGGCATTTATGCCGCTTATACGGGTATCTGTGTTAAGTATCGGATTTATTTCCTGATAGAAAGACCCTGCATCATCTCCAAAAACATTCTTCACATAATCTGGAAGCCCAAATTCTTTTGATCTGAGCTTCATGGCTTGTGGTGTCATAGAGGATACAGGTGATCCGCTTGGAAGGAGTAACCTTTCATCTGCCAGGACAATCCTCTTAGAATCAAGGATTTCTTTTGCATTACGGCTGTATGCAATGTCAAGGTCTTTTAACTCTTCGATAGCTTCGGCAAATATCGGAAGTCCAAGCGGCGTACCGATATCCACGTTATTCGCTTGCGGTGTCCGTAAAACTCCGTACAATGGTCCGTCCAACTTCTCCCCATTTGCTTTGAGAATCGGTGGCGTGTCTTCCATGAGGTCAGCCCATTTAGTCTGTTTAAGGTCAATCTTATCACCGATGCTCTGAGGGGATTTTGATATATAAGCTCTATTTGATACATAGTATGGATAAGTTGTCACGCCGTCTATTGTAGTCTCAACAAATCTATGATATTCAAGCCGTGTATAGTATTTCCGTCCAACAGTATAAGAATCCTTGAATATGATTCCCTTAATTTCCTGATTATCATAGTCCACGATCATCACATCTGCCGGAGTAAATACGTCAATGCTTTCACCATTTGGCTTAATAAATACTGTTCCATAAGCACAGCCATATTCTACCCAGTGACGGATTTGAAAATATACCTTGTCGATCTGTTCCTGTAGCCACGTAGCCCTTGCAGAACCGTCTATCTGAATGCCGATCGCCAGCGTTGCGAGCCGAGCTGTTTCTGAGCAGACAGATTTAGCAAAATTGATCGTCTTGATATTATTCTTATCATCCAGCCATTCCGGCGCACCTCTGTAAATGTTCGCGCACCGGTTAATCAGCGATTCCATCTCTGGAAATTCTGCTGCCTGAATGTTGAAGTCCTCTTCGGCTTGTTTTTTGAATATCATATTAAACCACCTTTTTAGTGTTGTTATAAGTCCCATTATGCACTGTAACCTCTCCTGTTAAACAACGGCTCATAAGCATATCTAAGTGCCGAGATTGCATGATCATCTCCGTCAGGATAACCACTTATTACATTTCCCTCTTTGTCCCGATCGTACTCATATTCTGTGATTTCTTTATATGCGTTCGGTGTTCGCTTCGGGTCAATGACTATAGTCTTTGTCTGTAAGAATTTGAAACCATACTCGATACTTCCCGGTCCTTTGATTGCTCCTCTTGCAGGAAGTCCGGCATCCCGGAAGTCATTCACGGACTTTGGTTCCGCAGAATCGCATATCATTGTGTAATCGTCATAGCCTTTTTTCTTAATCCAATCAGCAGTCTTGGAGTTGCTCCATTTATTTACATATAATTCGTCAATCAGATATATTTTCTCTCTAGCAGAATCGTAATAGGTTCTGAGATAACAGAAGGCATCCGGGTACCATCCATAATCTACACCAGCGAAAATGCGGTCCATGTGGCTGATCTCTTCGTCTGTAATATCTCTGATTTCCAGATACTCAAATACGTTTCCACCGTCACCATTCGGGACGCCCAGGTATTCATGCTCATAGGCTTCTGGATTGATTTCTTTCAGATGTGCTGCATCGTCAATAAACTTCTGTCCAAGCCACTCCGCCGGGGCTTCCAGATAACTCGAATGATGGATGACTCTTTTCGGGTTAGGTACCAGTTTAATCCTGTTTACCCAGTTTGATTTTGATTTTGGCGGGTTATATGATGAAAAATCATAGGATTCATCGCCACCACGAAGTACTGACTGATTAACAGAACGTTCCTGAGCGTCTCCCTTCATTTGATCTTTTTCCTCTTTCCAGAGGATTCCGATATACCCAAACTCCGGCTTAATGGATTTCAGTTTGGTTTCATCGTCCAGACCACGGAAGTATATTGTCTGTCCAGTCTTAATGTACTTGATCTCAAGCGGTGACACCTTATATTCAAATTCTTCCATCAGTCCCAGTTCGTTGATAGCCCACTTCATGTTAGCATATACAGAATCTTTCAGAGTACCGGCCACCTGTCTCGTAATGCAGGCGTGCATCTGAGGATTATTCTTGATAAGTTCAACAATCTTAAAAGCTACGAATGAAGATTTCAGACCGCCTCGACCGCCCTCGAATACATATTCGATATTAGGCTTAATCTGTCGGTTAATATCCACGAATGCCTTGCCAAGCACTCTGGCAGGAAGTTCATATTTGCTTTCGTCTGATTTTGATACAGCTACCAACTGTTCCCATTTGTCTACTGCCTGCATATTTCCTTTAATAGCTTTATCGTATACGGCAGCTACAATGCAGGCATTGTTATTTGCATCCTCATCAGATATTCCCATCTTTGTGAGCTTCTTTTTCGCAGTGGTCGGGGCAGGATTCTCAGCTATCATTTTTGCTAATTCAGAAAGGGTCTTTTTTTGACGGCGTGCTTGTCCCGACTTAATACCGCCTTTTTTTGTTATTTCTCGGAGCTCGCTCGGAGTTCGTTCAGAATTCGGTATTAAATTTTTCTCATTTGCCATCCTATCAACATCCAATCATATCCTTTCTGAATTCAAAAAAGTCCCCAGTATAGCAGTTATATACAAATATAATACCACACTGGGGAGACTTAGCTCTCTACCACTTTTATAAAATTTTAAGTTTTTTAAAGCCTGCCAATCAGCTTAGCTAAATGATAATATTCCGCAATGACCTTGCGTTTGTAGCCGTAGAAGTCAGTCTCTGATACAGGAACCGTCCTGATCTTCTCCATTGTCCGATAGCCGATACTGTTCACGATGCTGTCATAGATTTGCGATTCAATACCGGGTGCGTATTTGATAGATACCTGTAACAGATTGTATTTATCGCTTTCGCTAAGATTCCGCAAGTGGCTTTGTAATGTCGGTATATCGTCCAGTGGTATTCCGTAGTCAATCAGTGTTGCCTTCCTCAGTTTCATTTACTTCACCTTCTTCATTCAAGTTCCAGTCACATGGTATGCCTTGAAAACATTCTGGACAGTGCTCGTAGAATCCGCAACCTTTGCAATCCGCTGGCTGTCCAGTGCAATATTGCTGTAGTACGTGGTATGCTGATATAGCAAGGTTTTGTGTTATGTCTGGCGTAAGTTTGTCTGACATAGTTATCACTCCTCTCAAATTTGCTAATTTCGAATAAATATCCCGTCTGGCAAGAACATTTCCGCCCTTACCACATTGATTTTCGGATGAATTTCTCCATTAAAGAGTCCATCCAGCTTTTTGTGTGATTTTCACAGCTATCGTCTTCCTCTATCAGGATGCCTTTGCGGTCACACAGCCCGTTGTCGTTTTCAATACAAGTTTTGCATGTTTTATCGTCCATGTCTATTTCTCCATTCTGTTAAGTATTCTTTTCTGTTTTCGTTCAATCCAATGCTTAACACGCAAATTTTCAATATCGTAAATCTGTTTAAGCATTTCAACACAGATCAACACATCTGCAATCTCCTCAGCTAAGTGGTCGTAATCATCATCTGAAAGCTCGCCTGATCCCCGAATCATCTTACTAACTGCTTGTATCAGCTCCGCGCATTTTTCCATACAGACAGTACTCTGAATTTCTTTCCCGTAATAGACGATACTTTTTAAGATAATGTTCTGGTCCATACGGTATGGCTCATTTCCTTTTGCTTCTAGTCCTAAAAGATAGTCGGTTGTTGTGTGCAACGCATTTGCAATATTTGAAATGACTGTTCCTTTAGGAGTCCTGTGTCCACGGATATATCGTGACATGGATACTTCTGTGATGCCAACTCTGTCGGCAAGCTCTTTTTGCGCCATATTATTTTTATTTAAAAGTGCGACAACTTTTTCTCCGAAGTCATTCATTGCACATCTCCTCCAGCTTCTTCTCAGCTTCTTCACGGGTGAGGAATACGGTTTTACCAATTTCACTCATTGGAAAAGCTCCTGTTATTGATATTGAATGGGTATAGTTTTCGTAATAAAATATAATTTCATCTTCTATTCCTATACCTGGTTCTACATAGCTGTCACAATATCCATATGAAAATGCTTTTATTTCATACGATTCCGGATATCCAAAAATCGTTATCCCATACCATATCCCCAACCTTACACGGCAATCTCACAAGCAATCCCTGTTCTTCTAAGTCTTCATAAACAGCAAGTTTCGTAAGAATTTTATCCGCAAACGGTTTTAATAATCCATCCGTAATTTCTTCTTTTGCAACTCCTGTACCATCAACATTTCTTTCTCTTTCTGTTAATCTCTCCATCTACTTCACCTCTTATCGCTTGCTTTTTATCGCTCATTTTCATCGCTTGTTTTTGTAATTTCTCTCAAGCAGGCATTCCAACCGTCGGCAAATAAGTTTTTCTGCACTTCGTAATTGCTCACGGGCGCAGTTGTACTTTTCTTCTCTGGTAACAGCTTCAATGGACACCAAACAGGTTTTGATTTACTTTCACAATCATAATGTTCTTCTGTTATAAGAATTTCATCGCAGTCTAAACAGTCAGCTAATTCACACAAACCCTCATATTCAAGTTCGCCGCAGTATGCAGTTCCGAACGGGCAATCATAGCAATTCTCTGGTGTATTCATCACTAACGCTGATTTACTCATCTGATTCCTCCTGTAATAATTCTGGATTGTCGAAAATATTTCCAACTACTTCATAATGTTCAAGATCAAACTTATCAATATATTCTCTATCCGTGCTACCAGTTTCGTGCGCTACCCATCCGGCAACGCCCCATTCAACAGTTTCATATGTCGCATCCTCTGGGTAGGATTCGTCCAAGTGTGCCATCAGAGTATCATTTTCCCATATCTTGTTTCCGCTCTTGTCGCAAAGTCCTGTAAATTGGCAGAGGGTTTTTGGATCAACTTCAAACCACCTAATTACAGGAGTACAAAAAACCTCAAATATATCACTGTAAATGGATATATTAATACCAACGAATGTCTTGCCATTGCATTCCGTATAATATCCCTCAACCCATTCACCATTATCAATCCGCTTTGCCTTGAAAAGAATTTCTCTCATTCAACTCCACCACCTTTCACGATTTCAATAACCCTGTCTAATGCATTTCCTACATTCTCATAAGCAATATCGAGCTTTTTATCTCCTGTGTTTGCAATTGAAAACCAATACATCGCCTTTAAATCTTTTAACTGCTTCACAACTTTGTCCAAGTCAAAAACTGTCAGCTGTTCGTTGACGCAATTAATAAACTCCTTCTGATCAGAACTAATGCTTGTGCCAATTTCCCAAATTTTAATGTATTTGATTAATTCGTCTGCATCAATCAGTCTGCTCATCTACTTCTCCCTCTTTCTCGTCAAAATCCAAATCAACTCTGATCACATCCGTTTCTATTGCCGAAAGGCAGCTTACTTCTAAATCATAAAATGGTTTCAGCAGCTTTGAACCGGCATTGAATGTATCGTAATCACCCCATCTTCTTCCTGGGTGACATATCTGGATTTTATCTTCACTTTCAGGATCGCCACCAATTGCTGCTATTAAATCAATTAACTTCATTTATTCATCCTCCCACACTCCCAACAACCGCATTCTCTCATACAGTACAGCGACGGTCTTGCGTCTGTATCCGTAGAAGTCCTTCGGGTTCATCGGGATATATCTTTCTCTGCTGATTTTCCTGTAACTTTTCCGGTTTAAGATATTTTCGATAACCATATCCGCTATCACCGTGTTTTTCGGGCAAGCTGACAAGGCAGCACTGGTAAGCAGATATCCGTACTCTGCCGGGAAGTCTTTCAGCATCGTGTTCAGTTTTTCAATATCCTCTGCCGGAATACCGTAGTCTTTCAGCTTTTTATTCCTTGTCAGCATACCGTTCTCCTTTCTATTTGTCTGGATGATGCTTGTCGTACATGATCGCTACGCATACAAGGCCAACCACTCCGATTATGGTTCCAAGAGTGAATCCTAACAAAAATGTAATCATGGCTCGTCCTCCTTATATAGCTCTGGAAGTGGCATCCAGGCAACAACCGCCTTGACTTCCGACATATATTGATGCCGCTCCATTAATGTCTCGAATTGCAATACTGAAAGCATTATCAATATTTACTATTATTGTTTTATCCTGACTTCTGATTAACATTTTGCGTCCTCCTTATCACTTACTCTTCGATTCCACTGTTCTACAGCTTCTTCATAATCCCATGTGCCCGGACAAAAACCTAATCCGCATTCGCAGTGAATACTTATCGGATAACCTCCGCTGTCAGGGTCGTAAAAAGATGGCTTCCAATCTCTTTCTGGGATATACATATCCTTGTCTATATCTATCTCTTTTCCGCAAAACGGACAAGGTTTTAATTCATTCATTTTTTTTCGTCCTCCTAATATCTGTCAATTTCAATGTTGTTATCCATACAAAATCTGTATGAATCCTCTCTGATTTTCTTAACTTTGCACATAACAACTTCTTTCGCTTTACTGACAGCTTCGCCAAAATCTTCTGTTTCAAGATCGTAGTTGAAAACACCCAATGCACTACAGTTGAGAAACAGTACATCTCCGTAACCAACGTATTTGTGGATAACGATTCCTAAAGAATTGTATTTCAAAGCGAAAATACTCCCGGTTTCTGGCTCTTCGTTATACTTAGCGTTACTTTTGAATTTCATTTTGCGTCCTCCTTGTCTTTCTCGCAGAATCCTCTGTGTTCATGCACTGAATACTCGATTCCATGACTCCATTTCATGTATGCGAGTTTTTCTCCTGTCAATTCGCATTTGTGTTTTCTTGCATTCAGATACTTACAGGTTCCGTCACAGTAGCTCATTTTTCCTCCTTATTTTCTCATATAATTCAAAATATTCTTCCAATGTTTCTGGCAGTTTGATACAATCTGGCTCATAAGGTTTTGGATATACAGTATATCCGCACTTCGGACATTTAATTTGTGGCGGAAAGTCCCTGCTCCATTCCATGTTTCCACCGCATTTTCTGCAACGAATGTATCTCTCTACTTTCTTTGGCTTGATTTTAAAAAATGAAGTATAATTATTCTTTCTCATTTTTCATCCTCACTTTCCCCATGTAAGCAACTGACACGTTATCAATTTAGATTTACGTTCATTTTTCTTGCTATGGCTTCTATAACTGTCACTGTTACGCCATTCCCTGCCTGTTTGTATAATTGGCTGTCAGAATTTACGAACTGTGCTTTTTCAAAATAATCATCAGACCAACCTTGCAGCCGAAAGCATTCCCTTGGCGTCAGTTTTCTGATTGCTATGTAACACTGATATTTTTCATACCAGACTGCATATACCGTTAATTCTTCCGATACCTGCACGAATATTCCTTGATTGCAACTCGTGTCGAGTGTGTTGGCGATTTCTTGTCCGACTCTTCCTCTTCTTGTCTTGCTGTTTGGCATTGAGAAGTTCACGCTGTCAATTCCCACTCTGCATTCTGCGTAACCTTGTTTCGTTGCTTCTTTGACTTCAATCGCGATTCCGTGCCGGTCCTGTCCTGTCAGTGTAAACATTGGTTCTCCATCTTCTTTGAACCTTCTTCCGTTCTGACGTTTCTCTCCCCTGTCTGGTGTTAATACTGGAATTGCTATTTTAGGCTCCGTGTTTCCTCCCGGCTTCGTACTGATTGTTGGTGCTAATCCATCGTCACTATAAACTCTATCTCGCTGCGAATTTCTGCCATTAAGACAGCCAAAAAGATTTAACGAAACACTATTTTTTCCGTCTGCTCCTTCGACAGGAAATACTTCTGCGGAGCTTCTCCCTCTAAGATGTCCGATAATAAAACATCTTTCCCGGTTTTGTGGCACTCCGAAATCTTTGGAGTTGAGCACCTGCCATTCTGCATCATACCCCCACTGCTCCATTTCAATGAGCAGTCTGGCGAAATCCCATCCTCCATTAACACTAAGCAGATTTTTAACGTTCTCAATGAAAAGGTAAGTGGGTTTATCTTCTTCTTTGAGCTGTCCGATAAGGTACATAACTCTGAAAAACAGGCTTGAACGGTTTCCTTGAAATCCAGCTTGCTTTCCTGCAACGGATATATCCTGGCAAGGGAATCCGAAACACCAGCAGTCTGCTTTTGGAATGTCTCCGGCATACACTCTTCTAATGTCATTTGCGTACCATTCTCCATTTCTGTATTCCTCCTTTAATATTTCCTTCTGTCTTTTCTTGATAGGAATATCTTCCAATGCCTTTCGCTGCTCTTCTGTCAGTAAGTGCATTGAGATGTAGCTCGCAGTAGCAAATTTATCGAATTCGCAAAAACCAACGCATTCATGCCCCGCTAATTCCATTCCATTGCGAAATCCTCCGATTCCTGCGAAAAAATCTATAAATTTCATCTTAAACTCCCATCTTCTTAACCAGATTCTTATTCATCTCGTCAAATCTGACATCTGTGTTCTCTTCAATGTCCTGCATCATGCTCAGAACGCTCATTTCGCCCCTATTCGCCATTTCAACGTACCCATTGGCAGTTCTTATCACATCAAGCAATCGCTTCGTAGAAAAGCCATATAAACGCCTCAGAGCCATCATAGTTGTGACGGTGTTAATCGTATTGCTCCAATCTTCACCAACAGTAAAACCATCTTCATAGGCTTTCATTTCCATTTCCTTTAACTCTTTCTGACAGTTCTGGATAGACTGTGCAAACATATTAGCTTGCTGATTCGTATACGGAATGAATGCTTTCTTTTTCTGCTTGATTTTTAGGCTTCCCATCCAGCAACCCTCCTTATGTTTTCTGTTAAAGCATCAAACTGTTTTAACATCTTCCGGCATCCGTTTCTAGTCACCTGCATATCTTCAGCGGAGTCGTCTATCCAATATTTACCATCAATCAGATAGCTGTTATCCAAGAATGTACGGAATCTGCATTTTGTAAGTCCGAATTTATTCATGATTTCTCTTTGCGTCAAGGACTCTACAAATTCACCGTCTGCTGCAACAATGTCATAAAGTTTCATTTTGTCTCCTTACTTGTCTTTCTTATTCCGTACCCAACCGGAGTATATGCTCTGTCGGTACTGGGATGGTTCGTCCTGAGCAAACCATCATCAACCAGATTATTGATATGTTTCCAGACCGTAGCTCTCCCGGCATCCACCTTTTCAGAAATCTCTGTAATCGACGGTGCATACCCAACCAATTTAATATAACTAACGATATACATATAGATTTCTTTTCTGAGAGCCTGTCCCTGTTCGTATCTATTCTTCGTGTTATACATTCTTTCTCAACTCCCTTTGTTTAGAACTTAAAGCATTGTTTAAAGCTAATATGCAGTCCAGAATGAACTGCTTATCATTCTGGTCAGGACATACACCAGCCAACTCTCCAAGTTCGTCTAAGCGATTACACGCCTGTTCAGAATAGTCGTCCGTAAGTTCCACCTGATAGAACTCCTTTATAACTTTCCAGAATTCTGTCATAAACCTTTGTATAATTGGAATATCCTTAGCTTCTACTTTCAATCCCTCACATCCTTTTTGTATACAATATACTGCACACTGTATACGCTCTATTAATTTTTAAAAATTATTTATATTATATATATAAATAGGTGTATAATATAAAGTAACCCACAGTAACCGAGATGTAACCGTACTAATTCGTGTAAACCATTGATTTTACAGGTAGGTAACCGAGTAACCGAGTAACCCTGACTTTCTCATATAGGGAAACTTTTATACTCAATATGCACATATAAATACTCGTATATATATATGCAGAATCAAAGGTTACCTAGGTTACCCGGTTACCTTTTGAACGAATTGTTTATCAATCAAACACAATATCGTCCGCAATCTCAAAATTATCATTGCAATTTACGAATCCTTTTGGAATTTCGTCTACAATTTTCAAGAACACGCATTTAGTGACAATTCCATCCAGCTTCTTTGCTTTGGTCGGATAACCTCTGCTGTCGGTTTCCACGAGCCCCTTCTTGACGGCCCATGATAGAAATGCTTTCCTTGAAAATCTTCCAATTTTGCACAGATCATCAAACGCTGCGCTATAGATTATTGCAGTTGACGTTTTCTCTACCGGATCATTGTCTATAATTCCCCATCTTTCTGTTTTGACATCTGGGTTATCATCGAATTTAATCCCGTTCATAGCAATCTTGTCAACCACGAACCAGTAAGCACGTTCATTTTCAGACACCATTTCCTTCTCTGTCAGGAGGCTCTTTGCTGTCTCAATGTCAATGTACTGGTCATCATGGAATAGCTGATCTGTTGCGATTTTATCTGCTGCCAGAATGATACTCATAGATATACTCTGCTTCTGCATTTTGTCATCGTCCTGTATAAGCCCCTGATAGTGCTTTTGCAGGGCTTTTATATCATCAATGGACATTTCCTTGACTGCGTTCACAAAGTCGATTCCTGCATATCCATAGTTCTTTTTAAGGGTATCTGCGGTAAGCTGTGGATCATCAAATATCTTTTCAGAACATTCAACCTCAATAATTCGGTTAATGGCTCCGCCTTGGCTGACATATCCTGCAAGCGGACGTTCGCCATTGGTCAGAATGCAGTTCTGCCAGCGGTTCTCCCGGTTAACACCCAGCTCCTTGTTAGAACGACTCTTTCCTTTACCGGAACATAAATCGTATACAATCCCTTCAAAGTTATCCCTGATCTTGGCAGATACCTTGGAAGTATCATCAAGAATTAGCGGAAGATTGTTAAGCATATCAGACTTTGCTTCCAGAGCCACATCTGTTGTTTTGAAATCTCCTATATACCTTGATTCGCCTGGATTCGCCCAGACAGAAGCCCCTAACATAAGTGTTACGGTCTTGCCACCCTCAGTTTCTCCCCATAGGTCCACAAAAAATGGAAGGGCACCAACAAGCTTAATCAGAATACTGGCGAAGCTTGCAGCTAACATGATTTTGGGCTCTATTCTTCCAGTAGCACGAACCTTCTTCACGTGTTCATACCATTCTGTTCTGCTGCCACCCACGCTAATACTTTCATACAGCTGCCGGAATCTCATATCTCCATCAAATACAATATCCTTGTCGTAAGGTAAGAAATAGTCCCTAATCCATCCGATTTTGCTGGAGGAATACTGAATATTAATGTAATCATCATTTGCATTCTCAACATCCGACAGATACCGTACAAGAAACTTCGCATTCTCAGAGGTCACTGAAATCCCAAGTGCAGACAAGCCAACGATTTTAGTAGATGATGCAACCATAGTTTTTGGTACAATAACCTCGGACCATTTATTATTCCTCTTATAGATTAGCTTTATCTGTTCTTCTCCGGTTTCCAGATTCTTCATTCGTTCAATCGGAAGAATAGGATGATAGCAAGCTATAATATCCGGCGATCCTGGATTTGTGTTTGATATTCTGATTCCATCATCGTCTGCTATCCAGTTAAGGCATTTCATTCGATCATATTCACAATCAGAGAAATTAGTCCACTGGTCCAGCATAGACAACGTCCTATTGCTTTTCTCTTTTTCAATCATTTGCTTCTGTACTTTCGTGTATGCTTTAAGCAAATCTTCAAATTTTTTCTTTACGCCAAGCTCTTTGGCTCTGTCCAGAAGAGTCAGCGTAAGACGTGCCTTGTATATCTCGTCTTCCTGACTGAATATCTCGTCAAACACTTCTTCGTCCAGAATAGAATCCTTCGTGAGCTTGTTTATCATTTCCACTTTTAATCACCTTCTTCCAGTCCTGTTATAAATCCATGGTGATATAGCTCAAGTTGCAACCTGTTCCACACTTCACACCATCCGTCAGACAATGGTTTCACCCTGCCAAGGATATCCCTGTAGAAATCTATATCAGACAGGCATTCTTGCAGCTCAACCTTTTTCTTCTGTTCTTCCTTTTGTCGCATTTTCATCTGCTTCTGATGGTGATATATCGCCATTCTGGAAGAAAAATCTGGTTTCTGGTATGTTCCCCCAAGTATGGTAAAAGCTGTCTTAAAATCGCAATTATCCATGTTCTGAACGAATGTAAATATGTCGCCTGTTGCACCACAACCAAAGCAATAATAGCTGTCTTTGTAGATTTTCATGGATGCAGTACGGTCACCACTATGAAAAGGGCACTTTATAAATCCTGCTCTGTTTGGAACCATGCCATATCTGTTCAGAACGTCCCTCATGCTATTCTGCTGTTTAATTGTTTCTTTATCCATTTGACAGAATCTCCAAAATTCTTTTGCCGGTGTCTTTCTTGTCGCAAAACAGAAATTCAACACCATACTTGCGCTGCATCGTGCAGAGAATCTTATATAAGACATCTCCATGCATGACTTTCTGCTCCTGATCTACCCAGATACCATTCTTTTTGACTCTTTTCTTTGCCCGTGGGTTCTCCCACCAGAGAACATCATCCAGTTTTTCAATTCCTTTTCCGTGTTCACACAGGAACACAAGTTTTATTCCTGCTTCGTTTGCCCGGATAATTTCAGCACGGAATCTTTCATGCTGCTGGCACACATTGTCACATAATTCAGAAAGATTTTGCTTTCGGTCGACAACCAGTCGAGGGTTGTCATAATTCATGTAATCCCCGACGTAAAGCTTTGACACAAACCATTTCTCCCCTGCTGCATCAAATGCTTTCTTAATGCCATCAATAACTTTCTGGTGTTCCCTACTGTCAATCTGTATCATGCGAACGGCATCTCCTCATCAATTCCATCCGGAATACTCATAAATTCGTCTGGGTCTGTTTCTGGATGCGGCGTCTCTGACTTCTGCTGACTCTGATTAGAACCTTTGCTTTCACCAAACTCAATCTCTTCCACAACGATATCTGTTGTGTATACCTTCTGTCCATCACGATTAGTGTAACTGCCAGTCTGGATTCTCCCAGATAAGTTCGCTTTCATCCCTTTAGAAAAATATTTCTCGATAAATTCTGCCGACTTTCCGAAAGCGATGCAATTCAAGAAATCTGCTTTCTGATCGGAACCCTCTTTCACGAATCTTCTGTTTACCGCAATAGAAAACCTTGCAATAGATGTTCCATCGTTGGCGTACTTGATTTCTGGATCACGTGTAAATCTTCCTGTAAGAATTACTTTATTCATGCTATTGCTCCTTTTCTGTATGCTGTTTGTCATAGTCAATTAACATCTTCAGGCATTTCTGACCTTTTTCCTTGGTAAGAGACTTAATATCGTTTACCTTAAATCGAGCCTTGATCTGTTCCAAAAGTTTGGCTTCCGGGTACTTATCAATGATATTTTTAATTGACATAGTAGCCTCAGAACTAATCATCTCGGTTTCTTTTGCCGATTCCGCTTTCCTGCCGGACGTTTTTTCTTTCTCTCCTGTATTAGTAGAATCACTGTCTTTGTTATCATCAATACAGAACAGTCCGTTTAAAGCGTATTTTCTGGCATAAGATGAAGCTGCACCTGTCACCTGCGAAGAATCCATACCTTTTTTAGATTCTTCTTCCCTTGCATAAGCAACGGTTGTAATCTCGCCGGTATCTTCGCAGTCGTTCAGATGAGCTTCTGCTCTGACATATATTCTATCCCCGACAACTTCCATCCGATCTGTGACGCTTAACACAGTCTTTGTTTCTGCCAGAAGTGGCTTTACAGCTTCCAGAATATCTTCACAACTTCTATACTTGTATTTCCCGAAGGAATTGTACTGTCCTTTAGGGGCTTTCAGCTTTGACTGAATAATACCCAACTTCTCATATATATTCACTGTTATTCCTCCTTGTCATAAACCACATGTTTGCTGCCCTCAATAATCAGCAAGCTTGCAATATCTTTCATTGATAAGGTTGATTCGTTATAGATTTCAACCAGTGCGTTGTAAGCACCTGTTGATACTTTCACAACCGGGTTATCCTTATCGGTTGCGGGCTGTTTCTTTCTTGCCGGAATACGGATTTCAAATTCACTCATTCGTTTCCTCCTTATACGATTTCTGAGCCGTTAAAAGCCCGTTCAGAGCCTGTACGTAGCTCGCCAATGTTCTTGCCTTGTATGATTCTTCAATAGGATTATCCGGGACTGTGGCAAGCTGTATATCAATCAATCTCAGAACCTCATTAATTCTCTCATCCATGTTCACACCGCCTTGAAAAAGCAGTACAGGTTATCCGAAGCATCTCCGAACTTCTCTCCGTCAATGTCTTCAGCCTTGTGATATTCCACATGGTCTAAAGACATATCGCAGTTTTCGTAATCCAGAATATAATCACCTCTGGATTGAAGTTCTCTGAGCAGTTCGTTGATACATCCTGCTATCTCCAGGCTGGGAAGAAGTTTCATAATTGCTATCTGCTTACTCATTTGGACACTTCCCATCTATCAGAAGTTCCAGCAAGAAAGTTTTGATTTTATTAAGCTTTTCACGACTTTCTTTCTCATAAAATGGGTTAAAAGATACATTCTGATATAAATCCCATTTAAATTTGTCTTTGGGGAGGAGAACATCTTCCTTCCTTTTAACCCCTCTTACTTCCAAACCGTATCCCGAAAAATCAAAGGTGACATTTGCTGCCGGAACTTCGTTCACGACTCTTTTACAGAGTTCGTAAATTTCATCAATCTCTTTCTTGAACATCTTCTTATCCTCCTTATTTCCTACTGCCAGTCTGCTTTCATCTGGCGCACCGCCCATGTTGCCGAGATACCGAAAAAAATATTCAACCAGATAGGTATATCCACATATTTCCCGGCAAGCATACAAACAGCAATTAGCATATACTCTTTCATTTTATTTCATTTCTCCTGCAATCCACGCAAGGTTGCTTGCCACCAGTGCGGCGGCCGTCACAACCCATGCTGTGAACCATCTTTTTGACTTTTTCTTACTTTCTTCGACAATTTCAGTCGCAAGTGCTACTTCGATGTCAGCCCATGTTGGCTGGCTTTCGTTTTTAATTTCACTCATATCGTGCTAATTTCTCCTTATTTTTTCTTATTTGTCTTTACAATTAGCAGATAGAGGCTTATAATTAACCTGTATCTACTAAATCGTGCTTAGTAGATGCAAGCTCCGGGGTGGAGGTTTCGGCTCCCTCCGGGGCACCTACTTATTAAGAGCAGCTTTGCCTTTCCAGACATATCCCAACTCTTCCCATAATTTACGTGGGGATACGAGATATTCTGTACGGCCATCGTCTTTAGTTTGCGATGTCACGATTTTATTGTTACGGACAGCTGTCCCAATCGGAAGCCATCCATGAACAATCCCTGCTCTGATAGATGGAATAGTAAATCCTGTCATTTTGCTTACGTCTTCAACGGTAAGCTTCTCATTCGAAAACTCTGGCATCTGTGGAATGCCTGATACGATTCTTGCCACCTCTGCGGCGAATTGATGAATTTCCACATTTTTTTTGATGTAAGTATCAACTTCGCTCATTTCATACTCCTTTCTACTCGATACACATCTGAGCATTGCAGTCCCTGATGCACATTACTGTATTTGTGCATGGATGCCAGTTCTTGACATATTCCGTGGCTTCTGCAAATCTCAGCTTCGGGATGTTGTTTCTGGCATTTACATCGAAATAGGTCTTTATGTCCCTGTTGCACTCTGCAAATACTTTCTTTCCGATTTCTTTGTAAGCATTCGACTCTTTTCCACCCAGATGAGCAATGACAATGCTCGATACCAGATCACCAATGTATTTCTGCTGACCGTAATCAATGGTCATGGTATTCTCAAGTTTCTCGATTCGTTCTTCGTGATTCTGATTGCCAAGAGCCAGGAGTTGAATCTGCTCTGCTATGCTCATTGGCTTCTGATAAGAACCTGTCTTACGGATGGAAGGGAGAACCTCTGCCGTTACCCAATGTTTGAATCTCTTGGCTGATTCAAGTTTACTTCCAAATATTAATGCGTATACTCCAGATTCATTGATTACCGCTACATCTCTTCTCTGACCTGCAATCGCGATTTGCGATAGCAGCTTATCATCAACATCTACATGCTTTCCAATAGCATCAGCGGTATTTTTATATCCCAATGCTGTTGCTACATCCTTTCCAACAAACCAAGGTTCATTGTCAATTGTTACTGTTCGAATATCTCCGAACTCTTCTGAATTAAAAATCTGTAATTCGTTCATAAGTCTCCTTTCTTGTGGTATGCTCCCAGTAGACGGGAGGCGATATTGTGTATCTCAACCGATTTATTGTTTCGATTCTTACCACCCTAGCACTAAACGGATTAAAACTGTTGCCACACTTGCTACAATTGCTGGAATCACATATTCCATAATCGGATGGCGTTTCATATTTTTTTACCTCCTTACTTTGCTTTTATCTCTTAATACGATTTTTATTCAACCTATTGTATTTCCTTTCCCTTCTACCTATAATGCATTTACAGGCACCGACATGCCGAGTATAACGAAAGGGGAATTATATGGTTGAAACAATTACACGACTGTATCATTGCCACAAGATTCACAAACACGTGACTGTTTATGAAGAGTATGAGGTTTCTGATAACGGTCGCCGCCTACTGCGGTGCTCATGTCCATATCATCAATACACGGAAATGAAGCCGCACTGTGATGGGTATAATGACCATGGTTTTCAATGTGGTTATGCAAAAAATCAATAACCAGGCTCACTAACTCATCTGGTCGCTCACTTGGCGATAGATAACAGTAAAGCCGAAGGTCACATTTGCAACAGTCTCCACCAGATTCTTTGCAGTGTTGACTGACGGCTTTATTAAATTGTAATGCGTCCATTTATTCTCCTTTCTGCTCTGGAATTTTCGGTTCAAGAAACTTGTCAGTCCCAACAGATAACGCCCCGCAAATTAATTCGTATTCATCGAAATCTAATCTGCGATTTCCATTGAGAGAAAGATTGAGTTTCTGAACAGGAATGCCAGTTTTATTGGCGACAAATGTCTGTGTTATGCCGTTGTTCTCAAGGTATGACTTAATTTTTTTACCAACGCACATTCTCATTTCTCCTTTCTGTTTGAATTTCGTTCTCATCGAACAATTACAGTATAACTTCGAACTATCCGAATGTCAAGAAGAAATTTCGAGAAAATCGAAATTATTTTATTGACAGTTCGAAATTTCTATATTATTATTAATCATGAAAGGAGGAACCGATAATGACATTTGGCGAGAAAATCAAGCAAGCCAGAACGGCAAAGAAGCTGACTCAGAAGCAACTTGCAGAAAAAATCAATGCAAAGCATAATTCAATTAGCGACTGGGAAAAAGATAAGTGTAAACCAGATATGGACACCATTGAGCTTCTATGTGGCGTTTTGGAAGTAACACCGACATACCTCATGGGTTCTAAAAGCGATGACGATTATGCAATCATAATTGGAAATCTTATGTCAGAACCTGACATCTTAGATTTTATCGAGGAATACAAAGCACTCGATAAAGAAGATAAGAAAGCAATAAAACAAATAGTTTCATCACTAAACAAAAAGAGCAAGGGTTAATCCCCTTGCTTCTTTGATTTTAGATATTTGATAAGAATTGTATAGACAAATTTTAACTTGCCCTCATTTTCAGTATTCTCTATCATCTCAATAATCTCTTTCTTATAATCCATAAATAACCCTCCCTGTCGCAACTACCACTTACACTACAGTATATGTCCGGCTTGTGGGAAATAGAATCGAACATTAGTTCACTCTTGCTATTATACCACCTATCCCGACTCTTGGCAACTGCCAATGATATACATGGACTCTCACTATTTTATAGAAAAAAACATTTCTTATCCATCTAAATCACTCTATTTCGTTCTAAATCTTTACAATATGCTCTTAAAATGATAAAATAAAAACACCACGAATAACCGTACTTTACATAATATTGCAAAATCAGCGGTACAAAATACATAATCCGCATAAAAAGTGCGAAGCGTGGCGAATAAAGCTATTAGGAGGAGCAATTCTATGAGTAAGAAAAAAGGCGGAAAACTTAAATGGGTAGTTTTAGCAGTCGTCGCCGCTGGTGTTATTGGTGCCGTTGGTGGAAATTCGGATTCAGATACTACATCCACTTCCAGTACATCTGCAAAGACAGAATCTGTAAAAGAAGTTGATACACCTGCACCAATTGAATACACATCCGTATCAGTCAATGATATGATGTCTGATCTTGATAGTAATGCAATGGGTGCATCTGATAAATACAAAGGTAAATATCTTGAGATCACCGGAAAACTCAGTAACATTGATGCAGCCGGAAAATATATTGATCTTATGGCTGATGGAGATTTTGAGATTATTGGAGTCCAGTGTTACATCAAAAGTGACGACCAAAAATCCAAAATAGCATCCATGTCAAAGGGTGACACCGTTACTTTAAAAGGAAAATGCACAGACGTTGGAGAAGTTCTTGGATACTCTCTTGACATTGAAGAAATAGAATAAAATAAAAAACCGCCCTGGCATTGGCGTACCGGGACGGCGTTTATACATCTCCGGAGAGATGCTGCATTCTGGCAAAACATATTGTATCATCTTCGGAGCAGTCGAACAACCCAGAAAATTTGTTCGGCTGTTATTTTTATACCTAAAAACAGCTATAAAGAAAAGAGGAATAAAAATGGCGAAGAAAAGAAAGAAATATCCAAAACTTCCGAATAACTTCGGCAGTATCCGTTATCTTGGCAAGAACCGGAGGAACTGCTTCGCAGTACATCCACCAGCTACACCGGACGATACTGGCAAACTAAAACGTCCGCCGGCGATCTGCTACGTTGATGACTGGATAAAAGGTTTCACTGTCCTGACAGCATACAAAGCCGGCACGTATCAACCCGGCATGGAACGGACTCTTGAGGTGTCCCCTACAACCGACATAGATACTCTTATAAGCCGCTTGATTGCCGACTACAATACAATCAAGGGCGTAGAGGATAAGCACCCGGAAATCAAGAAATTGACGTTCTCAGAGGTATATAAACAATTTTATGCGTGGAAGTTCCCAGAGGGGACAAAACTGTCATATAGTTCAAAAGAAGCATACCGGACAGCTTATACAAACTGCGTCGTTCTGCACAATCGCATATTCGAAGATTTAAAGGCTCCTGATATGCAAAAAGTTATTGATGATTGTAAGCTGAAAAAGCAAAGCCAGATGGCTATTTTGACTCTGTTTAAGCAGATGTACAAATATGCAGTCTACTCAGAAATTGTAACGGAAAATAAGGCACTATATGTCCATGTCAATGCTGATAATGACACCGAACATGGAACACCATTTTCTGATCAGGAGATGCAAGTGTTGTGGAATAATACTGGCGATCCAGAAGTGCAACTTATACTAATTATGTGCTATTCCGGCTGGCGAATTGGCGAAGTGTTAAAACTTACAACCAACCTGGAAGAGAAATACTTTCAAGGTGGAATCAAAACAAAAGCCGGTAAAAACAGAATTGTTCCGATACATTCTGCTATATACCATTTTGCTGAACAGAAAGTGATGACACAAGATGGGAAACTATGCGTATATACTCAGCAGCATCACAGAAAAGCATTGTTCTACCCTACGCTAGAGCGTTTGGGAATAGTCGGCAATCCGAAACACACGCCGCACGACTGCCGACACACCTTTTCTGCACTGTGCGAAAAATACGGTGTCCGGGAGAATGACCGAAAACGAATGCTCGGCCACTCCTTTGGTGGAGATGTTACAAATGCGGTATATGGTCACAGGACACTGGAAGAACTACGGACAGAAATAGAAAAGATAAAAGTTCCATTTGTGACTAACTGTGACTAACGGAACCCATTTTAATATTTCTAAAACAACCGAAATATCATTATCGAAATGCCGGAAACCCTATTAAAATCAACGTTTCTAGCGATTTTGCAAGGATTTCCCACATTTCATTTTTATTATTCTAATTTTATTAATTGTGACCAACAAATAGAATTTAGAAAATTGCGCAAATGCCTGTAAATACAGTGTTTTTGACACTATTATATTAGGAAACAATATTTTTATTTGTGACTAACGTGTGACTAACGATAACAGTCTAAAACTTCCGAAGTGATACTAAATATGTTTATAAATAAAATTCCCGGGGAATTAACCCCGGGATGTTTTTATATGGCAATCAAATCTTTCCATGTGGCGGGTCCACAGATTCCGTCCACTTCCAGAACTTCTTTCCTGGATTCTTGATAAGCTTTCAGAGCGTAAATTGTGTTTGTGTCTGCTGTCCATGTAAGTTTCAAGGCTTTGCCGTTTTTGCCCTTAAAGCCTCTGGCTCTTAAAATTTCCTGTAAGAGGAGCACAGATGTGTTTTTATCTCCTGCTTTTACAGTTTTTGGTTCAAACATATATTTTTCTCCCGCCTGTATAGTATTAGATGACGTATTCTCAGCTTTTACAGGTGCGACTACATCAGATACAATACTATAATCAGGTGTACAGAACTTAGTTCCGGGCATCTGACTATTGAGATAACTCTTTGCACAGACACCGCCGCCATTTGCAATAATTCCAGATGCACCAGAAGTATTTCCCTCGATGGTATAGAACCTGTCTCCGATTACGGCCGTTACGATGCCGGTATGGGTGAAAGTTCCATTATGATAAAAAATTACAATATCACCGATCTTTGGATTAGCGTTCCTTGTAAACAGATTACCAAGTGTTGGGCAGTAAACATAGGGCCAGTGCTTCAACAGTTTTTTTGCTTTTTCCTGTCCGAATGCTTCCATAAAACACCAACTCACGAATGCTGCGCACCAAGGCTGTCCTTGATATGATGGCTTAATGTCTCGCCAGTACTTCGTATAGTTGTTCGAACCGGCGTTTGCAGTCTTGCTGTCGAGCTGACTATTGCTCTTCTTTTCAAGGTATCCAATCTCATTTTTTGCAATGAGAATCACTTTTTCAATAGCTTTATCCATTGCAGAAACCTCCTCTTTGTAATCCTTATAGAATACATCCATGTCAACGTTACCACTAATGCCGGATACTTTTCCTCTACTGGAATACTGCCAGCCTACACCAACAGATGGACGCAATCTTTCCTGTACAGAGCCATTATCACTAGCCGGATAACGAGCAATCCAGCAATCGTACTTTTTCAGGGTGTCTGACAGAACGTTATTGTACCAATCAAGATTGCAGTAGATACCGACCTTATAACCGGCTTTTTTGATTCTGGTCAGAAATGCTACTGCAATATTCTCAATCGCCTGTTTTCCAAGGTTTCTCTGCTGACTCCATTCAAGGTCGTAGAAGATTGGAAAGTCCATTCCGCGTCCGCCAAGAACAGAAATTACGCTCTCAGCTTCATCAATTGCCTGTGCCGGTGTCAGAGCGTAACTATATTTATATCCGCCGACAAGGATTCCATTTGACTTGCATCCTTTGTAGTTATGCTCAAAAGAGGAATCAGTTCCAGATTTTTGATGGATTCTCAATATTGCAAACTTAATTTCAGAATTCGATACTTTCGCCCAGTCTGGCTTACTCTGATAAGATGATACGTCAATTCCTTTAATTTCCATATTTTCTCCCTTGCACGTATTTTATTTCACTATTCCTGGTTTCGATTCCGTTACTGTCCCGTCCTCATTCAGTACATAGCCATCCTTTTGAAGCCTTTCAATTACCTTCTTATTCCACAGCTCAGGAACATCTGTCCATTTTTTTAGCCCATTGATTATTCGCTCTTCGAAAAATTTAACCATTGTTTCCACCTCCAATGCCTGCAACTAAAGTAGCCAGTTCATCAAGTGCCGAATCATGCGTTGATACAAGTTCGGCTAGGCCGTCGATACCATCACCGTTAATTAGAATCTTGTGATTAGATTCCGCATTAAGCATCTGCATCACCGAGTCAAGCTTTTCAGACATCTCATTCAGCCTGTTTGAAACTCGATTGATGGCTTTGTAGATATTTGCAATTTCCTTTTTATCCATATGCACCTCCTGTTCTTAGCTATTCAGCTATATTCATTAATTTGCTAGGATTTTAGATACATAAGCAGGGGACAATGCCATAAGTGTTGCTGACGTCGCCGTAGTACGAATTCCCGCTTATGTTCACATGACAGAATTTGTTTCCGCTGCTGGAGTAAGGCGAACGTCCCCAATAGTAGCCAGATACGTGATTACTGTTAGCACGCGGTTTCTTATATCTATTAGCAGTCGCATTCTTAAAATACTGATACTGATTTCCTTCGCCTGCGTAAGAATACGTTGTACTACCAAAAATTTCAATTTCAGACAGTAAAAACGCGTAGTCATTTGAGATTTTAATCGTACTACTTCGGCTTCCCGCAGATGTCAACTTCTTGACCTGCTTCATCATATTCTGAATATAAGTAGGCAGACATTTCTTGTACACATTATTGCACCATGTACGTCTTTCACAGTCTTCCCAACCGCCACTATTTGTGCTTGAACTGTTTATGTAACCGCATTCATGTGATTCATCGTAGGAGCTGCTGTACTCTGTCGTAGTGTCTAAATACAGCATACGTTCTGTCTGAATTGTAATAGCAGCTTTGGTCTTTCCATTGATAGCAGTCACTAAGTCGTCATGTTCGATTCCGATAATTACATAGACATAATCATTCGCTCTGTGTGACTCACTTACGCCAGTTGCATCCATGGCATTGTGATGGATGGTTCTCTTGTCGCCGACCGCCCAATAGTCGCTAATGTTGATTTTGCCTGCGTAGTGCGCTTCAATCATCTTTTCAATCTCTGCGTCTGTTCCGTCGGCAAATGTGACAATCTTTAAGCCCTCTGGTTCCCCAATCAGTCTGTTACCCGCATCGTAGTTATATACGCCATCGGTAGAATATGGAAACAGTGCAAAGTAGTATTGCTTGCCGTTTGTCAGCCCTGTAACTGTATAGCCTGTGATTTTGTATTTATCACGAACTGTGTTATCAACCACAAGCGTTCCGTCATCTGGATTTGCGGGATAGCCTGTTTCTTTCATTACAAGTTTTGTGCCAGCCCATGTTGAGAATGTTGAACCACTGATTACCGTGTTTTCAGGGTCTTGCCATTTAATTGTGACAGATGCATTTAAGTTCTCAATCGTTGGGTTGTTTACGGGCTTGGGAGTAACGGTTGTGCCACCGCCTTTTGCGTGGAGCGTTCCGTCTTCATCTATGAATGTTGTCTTGCCGTCAGGCTTAACCTTACCGAGAATTTCAATTGTAGCAATCGGGACAGTCGCATCACTTCCCCTGTCTCCTTTTGGCCCTTTGATGTTTACTGTTTCGGGATTGGCAATTCCATCTGTGTTGCTCCAACTTATATTTCCATCGGTGTCTACGTTTGGAACGAATGTAGTGCCCTTTTCTCCTTGCGGTCCAGTATCTCCTTTTGCACCCGTATCGCCTTGCGGCCCGGTAATATTTACTGTCTGGGGGTTTTCAAGTCCTCCGTCATTACTCCAACTTATATTTCCTTCGCTGTCTACAACAGGAGTGAATGTGATTCCTCGCGCACCAGTATCTCCTTGTTCACCTTTTGGACCAACCGAGCCTTGTTCGCCTTGTGGCCCAGTATCGCCTTTTAGACCCTGCGCTCCCTGTTCTCCTTTTTCTCCGGGGTCTCCTTTTACACCCTGCGGCCCTGGGTCGCCCTTTGGACCTTGCGGACCAACTGGCCCCTGCGGCCCCTGAATCTTGCCAGCATTGTTCCAATTCGTGCCGTCGAAAATCCACATTTCTCCGTCTATTAAATATGCATCGTTTTTCTCTGCGCTCAGGGGGAGGTCTGCCTCAGATTCTTTTGTACCAAGGACATTAAGAGACGTTCCGTCGTTTCCTTGCTCACCTTTTTCTCCTTGTGGACCTTGTAAACCTTGCGGACCCTGTGGACCAACATCTCCTTTATCACCTTTTGGACCCGGCACTCCTTGAGGTCCTATAATATTCCCAACATTTTTACTATCACCATCTGAAAATGTTATTGTCAAATTTCCATCTACGTCGATACTGACCGCTGTGATAGAGACACCCCTCAGTGATTCTTTCTGCTCAGGTGTCAGCGACTCAAATGTCACGGTGCCATCCATGCCCTTTTCTCCCGGATCACCTTTATCTCCTTTTTCTCCTTTGGGACCTTGCGGGCCAACAAATTCTCCGGCATTAACCATCTCTGAAATGTCCTCAATGGAACACAACCGTCTTACATCATTAGCCGCAAATGCAATGTATAAGGCTTTACCAGATGGAACGGACGGGTCATTACCAAGAATCGCAACGGGCTCTCCGGGACGAATTTTCGACGTATCAAAATCGGCGTACATACCGCGCCGGAATTGTATTGTGTATGTATTGGCCATATTAGACTTACCTCCTTATGAAAGGAAATTATTTTTTATGTAATCCTTTACGGAATCAAGATTTTTCTGCACGCTGTCATTCATCACGAGAAAATTGCCTTTATTGTTCTGGCTGATGATACTTCCTGTGTTTTCGTCAACTTCTGAATAGGTATAAGCAATGCGGCTCCCCTCTCCGGTGCTAAGATTCATAAAACTTGTTAAAATCTTCTTCATGATATTACCTCCATCTGATTGATAATGCTTAATCTGTCGTTAATAAGCTCTGATTCATAATCTGGTTCCGAGATCTCTGTTTCTTCTGACTCATAATTTGGTTCCGGGATTTCTATATCTCTTGCGTCTGTATAAGCCGTATCTCCCGGGTCAGTAAATCGCATATGTTCATATTCAATTTGTCTTGCTTTGATTTCGAACGAAAATTTAAGTCCCGGAGTTCCTTTTACAATAAAATAATTCTGCTCTTTCTCAGCTATCCAACAGTCGCCCTCTCCTTCTCTTTGCAAGAACACATAATATTTAATGCCGACATTTGCAGATTCCTGAAAGATATCATCTATGTCAATCATACAAGTCCCGTCATCCGATATTGCAGATTCACCGATATCTCCAAAGAATGGGGTTGGCATTTCATAGCAATAAAAGAGCTGTTTATCATAGTCTATCGTCGAAACTAATCTTGATTTTGTCCCACTTACTTTCAAACTCCCTCTGATAGAAGCATCTGCAAGGTCCGTTCCCGTTCCGATACTATAGAAATGTCCACTGGCTGTTATGTGTGTGCCTGCTTCAACTTCTCCTGATGCCGAAACACTGCTCGCCGAAACACTGCTCGCCGAAACACTGGTATTAACCGAGACCGAGCTTGCGTGTACGGTTCCTGTATAAAGATTGATTCCTCTAATTCGTGTTCCATACAGTGTCCCGTACCCCGGCACATATACTCCTGTATTCGTCTTTGAATAGATCTCTCCAGTTGAAGCATCTAGCGTTACTTCTCCATACGTGCCACTTGCTGAAAGCTTTTTAATTCCAACTTTCCATCCTGCTAATTCACCTGTGTTAATATAATCGGCATTCATGTACACATTGCCATTTGATAGATACAGACCTTTATTGCTGCTGTTATCGCTTAGCACATTAATAATCTCTTGTTTAGACATTTTTCCTATGTCGAGGTTGCTAAGTGCATTGTCTGTATAACTGTTTGCACTCGATAGTGCTGTTGAAGCTTTATCTTCAGCGACGCTATATATTGTATCACCATTTGTTAATACAAATGTATCAGGTCTGAGCGTAACATTTCCGTAGTTATCAATCGCAAATGTTGATGTTCCAGAACTGTTTGTAACATTAATGTTTTTCAGATTAATCAAATCAGCTGAAATCTGGCCGGATTTAATATAGGAAGCATTTATATACAGATGTCCGTTCTGCATATAAATTCCCTCTTGCTTACCGTTATCCGTTAAAGCGTTAAAAACTCTTTCAAAATTGACGATTTTTTCAGCATCCAGTTCCCGCCAAGCGCCATCAGTCCCAGAAAACATATATACCTGGCTTGTAGAGAAGTTCATGAATATCGAGCCGTCATGCTTTTTATATTCTTCACTTTTCCACTCAGATGCCGGATAGTTCTGCAATGTTGGTGTATACGTGCCATAATAGTTTGGGATAGTCACATTACGAACTGTCCCATCCACAACGTCCTTGGCGATCTGTTCAATAGTTCTACTTTTCAGTGTAAAGTTTTCAACCTCTAATGTGACAGCGCCTGTGTCGGCATCTATTCTTAATGTCGTATTCCCCTTATTGTCTTTTGCTGTAAAACCTCTCGTGTTAATCCATTCTGATTGAATACCGATGGCATAGAGAATATTCAGAACGGCATCTCCATTACTATCAAAGCCGGCTTTCCATGTCTGACCGCCGTCTACTGACAAGAAGAATCCATCAGCACTTGTCTTATAAATTACTTTAGAATCAGCAAGTGTAGGCTTATCATGTCGGTACGTAATTACGGAACCATCTTCTTGTGCTTCCTCTGTATAGAAGAAACCCAGCGTGTTTGCCGCAAGTTCATTCATCTGTTTGAGCTTTACGTCATAGGCAGATAGTTTCTTTTCTATATCTTTTTTTGACTGCTCTACCGCTGCTTGCTGATCACCAATAAACTCACTTGCATCTTCTTCAGCACTCTTTGCGCTACAGCTCCATGATGTTGAGCCACCGAACACAAATTCTACATTAGTTGCAAATGATCTAAAGACACGATTTTTAGTGTCGATAAACTCAACTGAATCGCCGAAAGTGGCGTATCCATTGGCAATTCCGTCACATGAGAAAGGACGCATTCGCAAACCGATTAATTGATTTCCAATAGCTTCGACTCCTGCCTGTGCATTTCCTGACAGTAACTGGTTGTCAATAGTAATTACATAGCCGTCCTGACCCGACATATATTCGGTCTCATCTTCTACGTATTTGACGCCTGTTACAATAACATCGTCCACGTCATATTGTAGATTCTGAATTGAAAATAACGCGTGATAATCGTTATTGCTTAACGTACCACCATCAACCACAGTCCCTGTTGTCCATGGATTAAGTGTGCCACCATCCAGATCATCGCCGCTTGTCCAATTTTTTACTGCTCCACCATCGTAAATAGTCGTATTGGTAAATGTCTTATCAAACGTAATAATCCTGAGTAAGTCATTTTCGTCGATTCTTGCATTTCCACCGGCTACCCCGGCACACATTCCGATTACTGTACGGTATGTCGCATTAGATGGCGCTTTCTGAATCTGAAAGTCCGCATTTGGAAACATTGCATCTCCAAGAGTGATTCCACATTGTTGGCAGCATTCTGAGAGCAGTTCCTTGACTGTACAAGGAAAAGACAGATTAGAATCATATGCCTTATCAGCGTTATGCATTTTATCTAAGAGAGAAAGACTTATTTCGCTTGCTGTTGCGGGCTTTTTCGATACAATGTAAGTACCTCTCTTTATAGTTTCTATCTTGTCAGATAACTGCACATTGAGAAAGATAACAAACCTTGCAGCATTAAAATTATATCCGTCAAAGCGTCCGTCATCATTTACCAATGATAAGCTTGCCGTTTTTTCTATTGCTACGCCCACCGGGAAGTCCCCAGAGTCTGCTGAATCTACGAGACTATTTCCAGACAGATAAAAGTCTTTTTTGCCTAGCTTAAGAGTTGCGCCATTTGACAATGTAACATTTGCTGTCACGTAATAATTTCTGTTTGTAAGAGATTCTTTCTTCAACTGAGTAGATACATTTATCAAATCGGCTCAACCCTCCTTACATTAATAGACAAATCTGTCCACTTTTCTTCCCCATCTTTCAGAGTTTGCGCAGCCATATTAAAATTTGATGCGTAGAATGTTCTGTCTACCCATCTTCCCGGAATAGTTGGGTCTTTGTGGTGGAATGTGAATTGACTTTTGTTAAGTACAGTATTTAGTATGGTTGCTATTTCAGTCCACGTAAGTTCACCCCATTGCATATCGTATCCGCCAATTGTTCCCATTGGTGTATTGTGCATAATCAAATCCTGACTTCTTTTAGAGTCTTCTGTAGAAGTGGTTGCGAACACCGGCTTGTAACTATCCGGTGCTCTTATAACAACGTTGTCTATTTTAAATTGTTCCTGCGCCATTTTTTTCTCCTTACGCTAACTCAAATGGGTTTTTCCCGTTTCGATTTCTTCTCATTTCAGCTTCACTGATAATAATATCTAACAGTTTTCTGCCGGATGCATTGACTGTAACATTGTAAGTGTTTCCATCTCCCTGTCCTTTTCCTGACTCTTCCCGGACGATCTGACGCAACAGGCTTTCCGGCGCTTCCAGGTTATTTCCTTTTTTCTGGTCACCTAATACCGCAAGGAATTCACCTCGTGGCGGAATAACTGCACCACTGGCTAGATATGGAAGAGTTTCGACACGTGGAAATGTTGCGTGAAATCCAATAGTCTTTGACCCCCACGGTGTCTGAATAGTCCAAGGCCCGAAAGAAAATGCAGATTCAATTCCGCCAATTGCATTATTGATCTTTCCAATTGCATCATTAACAATGCTGATTGCCTGATTAATCGGGGCTTTAATAAAATTCACAATACCTTCAAATGCAGATCTGACTGCATCTCTGGCGGCATTAAACTTATTAGTGATAGCATTTTTTATCGCTTCTACTTTATTAGACACAAACGTAGCTACGTTTTCCCATGTTCGGGATGTCTTGTTCTTTACGCTGTCCCATACGCCTACAACTTTAGTTTTAATTGCATTAAATACTGTGCTGGCTGTGGATTTAAGAGAGTTCCAAAGGCCAGAAAGTGTCTTTTTGATTGCGTTCCAAGTAGTAGATGTTGATGTTTTAATAATATTCCAAACATTAGCTATCTTTTCTTTCAAATTGCTTAATGTACGTGTTGCTGATTCTGACAATTCACGAGTCTTTTCAACAACCCAGTCTTTTAATTTTGTTGCTGCCGCGCATATTTCATCCCAGTTTTTGTACAGCAAAACTCCGATTGCTATAGCAGCCCCGACTGCGATCGCGAAAATCCCGCCAGTACCGATTGCTGTCGCAATGGCTTTGATTCCACCCATGATCCCGCCAGTACCAGTCATTAACGCGATAAGTCCTTTTGCGGCTGTAGCTATTCCAGATACACTTTTGATAACTCCCGATGCTAATTCTGCAATCTTTGCTGCCGCGAACGCTCCGATTAGGGCTGCGCCGAACGCTTCAACAATCGACTGATGATCAGCAAGAAAAGTTGCTACTTTTGCGATTAAATTAATCACTGTCGGAAGTCCTACCTCAATAACCCATTTCAACATCGGAAGAACGATGTTATTGTAAATCCATTCAAGAACGTTTCCAATGGATTCCAGAATTGGTGCAAACGCACTTGTCAGATTACTGATAGATTCTAACAGCGGATAGAAATCTAAGTTTGCCGCCCACGTTGCCGTATCTGCGGCAATCCTCTCAATGAACTGCATGACCACCACAAGAGCATCTGCGATGTTCTGTATAATCTGCGTTCCGACATTGTTCTTATTCCACGCATCGGCAAAACCGGATGCAATATTCCCAATAGTTTTAAGCACGTTCTGAGCAATCCTTAGCATGGTTGTAAGCATTGTCGTACCTGTACCGTTTGTCCAGACTTCCATAAGGCTCCTGCCTACACTCTTAGCAAGCTTCGCAATTCCAGATAGAGCAATCTGTGCCGCATCAATAGTATTCTTACCCTCTTTTTTCCAAGCGTCCTGAAACGGCTTCCAGAGCTTTTTAAGGAGCTTCGCGAGCTTTTCGGCTGATTTGCTAATTTTGTCAAGGACTGTCTCACCCTCCGCCACTTTTCCGTAATCAACATTTTTTACAGCATCTTTCATCTGATCTGCAAGTCCGCCGGTTGCGCCCGGTGCACCCGGTACTTTTAATGATGAATCTGCACTTTTATCTGCTGAGTAATTATTTATTTCGTCAAGAGGACTAAGGTATCCCTTTGCCGCTTTAGTAGCTTTCTTGGTTGCGTCCGCTGTATCATTTGTTGCCTTTGCCAGCTTTTCAGCATTGTCGGCAGCATTTCCGTATTGGTCTGCTGTATCAGCCATCGGGTCCGCTCCAACAAGGCCTGCGCCACTTGCGCCTGTCTGACCAGAAGATTTCTTTCCGGTGATTAACTCCGTAAATGACTTGAAGGCATTTGCCAGAGTTGCTAACTTACCGAGCAAGATATTAATAACTTTCAGAACAGGAGTAAAGAGATTGATTAATCCCTGTCCGACTGTTGCCTTGAGAGATTGCAGCTGTAACTGCATCACTCGTACCTGATTCGCCCAGCTGTCAGAAGTACGAATAAAGTCACCAGATGCGGCAGACAACTGCTTCTGCACAAAAGCCAGACGAAGAGCCACTTTCTCCTGTTCTGTCATTTCAGATGTGGTTTTGCCATAGCCGTTTGCAAGCGCGTACTGGTCAAGTGCTGACTGGGTCATTACCACGCCAAGGTCCTTGAGCGTTTCCGTTTCGCCCGTAAACACCGATTTCAGCTTGATATAAGCTAAGTCCTGACTGATGTTATAGAATGATGCTACGTCACCGGTCAGCTGTGTCAGGGCCGTTGACATGTCGTAAGCCTGTGCTTCGGAGAATCCGAACGACTTAGACATTGCTCCGAACGTTCCGACATACTGTTTTGCCATGGTCTCAGACAGTCCAGCAGAGGTCATGGCGTTCTTTGCAAATTCATTGACCTTATCCGACATGGTCGTAAATGTAACATCGACCACGTTCTGCACTTCTGCCAGATTGGAGCCAAGTTCTACGCACTCTTTCCCAAACTGGGCTAGTTTCCCAATTGCGAATGCTCCGCCAATCAGTACGCCTATTTTTTTTACTACGCTGCCAAGTCCGTTAAAAGACTGTCTGATTGCTGATACGCCGTTTTGTACACCCGATGTGTCCATTCTGGTATCAATAATGACTGAGCCATCAGCAGCCATGTGTTCACCTCCTAACTATTTGAGGTTCAACATCTCATTCAGCTTATCTTTATAAGCTTGCTCCTCGTCGCTGAGACGTGTTTTTATATCAATAATGTTCTTGTTTTCCTGATAGAATTTCTTTTCCCATTTATCGAGCTTTTCGTCCTTTGATTTCTTTGATCGGATTCCAACAACCGTGTTGAACAGACACTCGCCAGACTCCATGAAATATCCAAAGAATGTCCACCAGTGCATATAAGGCACTGCTCTGATTTCTTTACCGGCAACCTTGTTCACAGCCGGAACGATCATATCTCCATCCTGTTCCCAGTCCATCAAACGGGGTTTGGGCTTGTTCGGGCTATCATCGAATTGACCACAATCAATAAACTCGCAAGCTTTCCGACAAGCTTCTGTAAGATGTTCCAGGGGTATGCTTTGCCAGTCCTCAAACAAAATCTGTAACATAACAACAGCTTTCGCCTGTTCGTCCAATTCTGGGTCATTCATGGCAACCAGAATATCAATAATTACTCGAAAATCCGTTCTGATAGAAAAATCCACCCCACTGATATTTAGTGAGGTGGGCAACTCATAGGCGGTCATTTTGTATACTTCTCCGTGTACTTATTGACTACTTCCTGCATTTTTTTCTTTCTCTTTTCAATTTCTGGAGTAAGTGCTTCATTGATTTTATCAAGAACGATATAGGCAAACACCTGACCATTTCCAAAAACAGTTGTTGCGGTAATTGGTTCTTTGAATAAATCTTTAGATGCTTCGTACCCGAGCATATAATTGATTTTGTCCTCAATCTGCTTATTAATCTCCGCCATCTCTTTACTGGAAGAAACATTTTTAACAGATTCCTGAGCCTGTTCAAAGAAAGTTTCCAATTCTTCCGCTCTTGCCGCAATGTTAATGTCAGTAGGGTTCAGTTTAAATGAAGAGAACACTTCACCCTGTTTATTTGTAAATGTGAAAAGAAGAAATCCATCATCAATGTTTGTGTTAATTGTTTTTGCCATTTTCTATATCCTCCTAAAAATTATTCGCTGTCAGCTGTGAATGTACCGGAACTGATATCAAACTTTCCTTTTACACGTTCGCCGGTATAATTGACGGTAAACGGAATCTGGTATCCGGATGTATCGCCGCCGTAGGAAGTCGGCACAACGTAGCAGTCCTGCTGATATGCTTCATACTTGCCTGCTGTGGCTTCTGTCCAGAGATGAACCTCAACTGCTTTTGTTTTGAGATTATCGTCTTTGAGACGTCCATCTACGATCTTCTGTAACGCTGTAAACAAATCAGAAGTGGTATCTGCATAGAACGGATCAGCGTCAGAAGAAACTTCGTAGCCATTGTGTTTGAATGTGGATTCTCCAAGGATGTTCTTAGATGTTTCGGTATCGGGATTGAGTTCAACATTGTACTCTTCCAGATCTTTTCCAAGACGTTCATACTTCGGCGTCAGCCCTCCACAGAGAGAACCCGCATCGATGTAATGAGCCATATATTTACGGTCAATTTTGCCTGTAACTGCCATAGAAATGTCCTTTCTGCCTATAATCTTTAAAAGGCTGTGTAGGTTAGCGACTATCTCCGATTGATAGCCGGTTGTTACTTGTTATATTGCTTCGTAAGTATTTTCGTAGCGCACCGACAATGGTAACAACCAGTCCTGTACGCCGCTCTCCTGCGGTTCTAAACCATAGGAGTTGTCACGTGTGATACGTTTTATCACTCGCCCCTGTGAAAGCTCTGGAAACACATTTAAACGCGTCTCAGAGCCATTTATAATAACTGGTTCCCGGCATATCCATTTACCGAGATTGTCAAGGAACTTCTGAACAGATAGTTTCTGCCTTTCTTTGTCAGATGCTGTACGATATACCACGTAAAATGGGTACTGACATACCTGATGCATCGTTCCGCAAACGTCTTCTTTCTCTGAATAGATCAACGCCCCGTTGTCTGCCGAGAACGCAATTCCTGATTCTTTGCCGAGTTCTTCAAACTTGATTGTTTCATTTTCGTATAACCCTGGATACTGGTTTAGAAGTGCTTTCATGGCATCTGTCAGAATCTCATATCCAGTTGCATCTTTTCCGATAGGTTTATCCGCCATGTCTGCCACCTCCTGCCTGTGCTTTTACTTTACGAATCCATGTGTCGCCGTATTGTCGTTTAGCGGCATCGAACCACTTTGCTTGTGCCTGTGGGTGAATTTGTTTGGTGTATTCAAGATTTTCCTTTGCGGCTGTCTGACCAGAAAACTGACTAACAAGAACTTTCTTTGCTCCACGTCTTGCGTAGGGACTTCCAGTTGCTTCATCAACCATTCCTTTCCCCTCGTACAGAAAACGCCCATAAGGAGCCGCCGCCGCGCATACTTTCCCAGTTCCTTGCAAAGATGTACTCTCAACTCTTGTCCGATTGATAAAATTTCCGGTAATCATTGGCATAAATGGAACCATGCTGTCCATAACCATTCCGTCAAGGAGATACTGGGCTTCTTGATACTGTCTGGAAAACCTGTCCATATTCAGCTTGATTTTCATATCTCCATCGACTATGGAGAATCCTTTGAAATGATGAATCTTACTCATATTACTTACCCAGAATCTCAAAATGTGGAATCAGCGTATACGGACCGCCTACACTGGTAATCTTAAACACATTATCCTTGTTCTCGTTCATGTACTGGTAGAATCCATTCCGATAATCACCATCAGATACCGTTCCACCAGTCCACTCACCCTCCCAAAAGAACGATTCATCTGAGAATGTGATAGTATCTTCCAGAGCGTTGTTAATCTGCTGTTTCCATTCTTTAGGCGGCACCCATGGAAGAATCTTACCATTCTTGTCAGTAATGGTTATATCGCCGTTCTGGGCGGTATATCGAACATGTAACTGCGCATTGTCGGTTGCGTCTGGTCCGTACTTTTTAAGGATTGCTCCTTTGTCGGTAATGAGGTCAACGCCGGATAAAACATGAGGATACCAGTACGCATCTCCTGTCGTGGCTGATTCGTAATAGTCAAAAATCGTCACCGTTTTTTCGTACATGATACCCTCTCCTTAATTATTCTTTCTGCGCTGTCTGCTTAATAATCTGATTCACACCGGTTGCCGACAATCCATTAAACATACCAACCGCAACTGCCGTGATATAATCTGTTGCCGGAAAATCTGGGATAACTCCCATTCCGACCGCTCCGAGAATTCCACCAATAACCGCCATGATTACCGGAATCCATTCATCAGGGATTTTTTTTGATGCTTTGCAGCCCATTCCTACGATGTAGCAAATCATAACGATTGCTATACATGAGCCTAATGTTGAAATGTCCATTATTCAGATACCTCCTTAAATTCTTCTTCGAACTTATCCTTTACCATTGTATCGAAATATCCTTCTTCATCACGCAAGATGTAATCACCAGGTTCCATGAATGCTGCACTGCATCTTTCGTCATCTTTAAATAAATTAGGATATGTTGAAACCCTAATGCACGGGGTTCTGAAGTTATTAACAATTTTTACCGAATTGCCAACAAACTTTTCAATTTGAGCTATGCTTTCTGGAGTGGTAAAACATTGAATAGCTTCAACTATAGTCGGTTTTTTTCGCACATATTTCATACTCTCACCCCCGCATATAATATCGGTACTCCATCATCCGTCCTTACTCCCATCAGAAGCGGCAATGCTGTCTTAAGAAGCAAGTCGTTCGTTTTCTGCACATCTCCGGCGGCGGCATACACTGCACTCCACTCTTTTGCGCCCGATGCTTTCTGCTGGGGCGTTGCGTAAGAGATGGATTCGCTGCCAGATGATACAGATGTTACAATGCCTGTCGTGCTACCACCGGTCCCGATTGCAGTTGATGTACCGCTCGCAGCGGCATTGGTAGCATTCTTCTCGGCAAGCTCAATCTGATACATTAATTCAGCCAATGAACAGACTGCCTTTTTGATACGCTTCTGTGAGCGTTCGTTTGTTGGCAGTCCGTCCACCAACCTGTCAAATGTCATTGTATCCACAAAATCACTGGCTCTTTCTGCCAGTCGTGGAAAGTCGGTTTCTGGCACGACATTGCCGAATGATTCTGTATAGAATTTATAATCTGCATAAGCCATGCCAGTTACCTCCTGAGATCATCATTTTGCTGTTACAGTCGCATGTCCGGCACTAAGTGCCTTGTAGGTGCTGTCACACTCAACCACCGTGATAACCTGCCCTGTTGCTGCTGTAATATCGGATTCGCCATCCCATGCGCTCCAGTTCTTCACATTCTGTCCGTAGTCTACGGCAGTCTCAGAAGATGCAACTTTGTATTTATATGCATTCCCTGCGTTTGCTTTTGCCGGAGTAATGGTTACTTTTGTATCTCCACTCTTACTTCCTGCTGCGGAGTTTACAGTGAGGGTTCCCAGTGTCTGAGTTGTGTCGATAGTTCCGACAGCAACAGCGTCAATATATTCTGCAAAGAGGGTAAGCCCCATGATTGCGAATGATTCAGACACTGCTGTGTGGTAATTGCCCTGTGTATGGAATCCGATCAGATTTGTTTCACCGGATACAGTATATACAAGACCCGCTTTTGCGAAATCAGATTCGTTCGGGTCAACATAGTACAGAACGATATTTTCAGCAGGTGTAGCGATTACTGTTCCTCTCGGAATTTCACTGTCAGACAGTAAGAAAATCGTATTGAATCCCAGGAAGTCTTTCACATACTGGAAGCCGAACTGGTTCTGAATAGAAATCCCAGCTGCTCCGATATACTCGTACACGTCCAGAATATTTACAAACCCAACAACGCCAGTTACATTTCTATGCATTTGTTTGAATTTGTTTTCTACACGACCTTTAGCCATTGCCAGAGCCATCTGGAAAGTGGTTTCCGTGAATGAGAGAGTACCTGTTTTCAGATAGTTGTAAAATCTTTCAGTAACATTAGTCTGAAGCTGGAAGAGGAATTCATCATCGGTCATCTGAACAGCGTTCTCGTAACCGTGATCTTTGATTGCTTCGATAGATACAGCCTTTGCGTATTTCTCGATAGTCATTTCTGCATAGGGTTTTTCTTTTACAACGAATTTGCTGTAAGGGATTTCCTCACCTTCACCAACATTTCCGTTCTGTAATGTACCCTCTGCATATTTTGATTTAAGAACCGCTCCGGGCGTCTTTTTGATTGGACGCATGATACCAAGTATTTCACGTAAGTGTTCCCAGTTTCTTTCGAATCTGGTAACAAAATCAATCTCACGTGCTTTTACCTGAATATCATTTGTCATAATAAGATTAGCTTTTGCTGCCATATAAAATCCTTTCTACCCATAATTAATTATTAAGGCATTGGGTTAGCGGCTATACTCTGGTGTATAGTCGGTGTAAAAAATCACTGGAATAACTGGATATTCTGAGCAATTGCAGCCTGTCTCTCGGACGGGTCTTTGATCGCTTCGATATCTTTTTTAGTCATGCTTCCCGGTGTCTGCTGCTGTCCAACGTGAGTGGTAAATCTTGCCTGATTCTGCTGAGCCTGCTGCTGAGATTCATCCACAAAAGCAGATGCGTCAGACTGCTTCATCTGCTCGATCAGATCGTTCAGGCCAAGGATTTTACCGTCTTTCAGTTTAAGACCTGCTTCTTTGATGTCTGCCATGACTGATTTCTTTGCCGCTTCGCTGGAAAACTTAACGTCATCGAGTGCCGCTTTCAGAGCATCCGAGAAATCACGGTCGTAGATTTTTGCATTGAATTCTTTCTCTGCATCTGCCGCTTTCTGTTTCCAAGTCTCTAACTCGCTTTTAATATTTGCCGGGTCGATACCGTCAAAGCCTCTTAAGGTTTCCTCTGCTGTCTCAGCGCGTTCTTTCCAGTTATCGCGTTCACCCTCGACTTTCGACAGAGTTTTCGCCACTTCCTTTGTATTCTTGTAATTCTCAGAAAGTGCTTTCTTTACATCTGCCTGTTTATCCTCCGGGATTTCAATTCCAAATGATTTTAATGTATCAATAAGTTTCTGCATAACATCCTCCTGGTCGTGTTTATTGACCTGCCGCCGCAGGTAAATGGATTAAGCCAGTTAGACCACTGGCGAGGTAATCGGAAAGGCAGGAATCGAACCTACGGCACATAGCTTACAATGCCATTGCTCTACCACTGAGCTACATTCCGTACCGCCTATAACGGCCAGCCTTCTGAAAAGAAACTGGGGTGAATTTCACTTCTTTCGCTATAGCGTAAATCCACCTGAGACATAGGCCACCTGTATACAAACAGTTTAACTCTAAGCGGATTGAAGCAGAACGCCCGGAATCGAACCGGAGACCAGAGCGCGACTCTGTCAGTTTTCCACTAGCGTACATTCCACATAACCCGGATTCCCGGGTTAGCAAGGTGTTTAACGTGTCATGCCTGCCACGAGTTGTTTCGGATATTTATTTCTTTTTTTAAAAAGAAAAGTATGAATAACAAAAACCTTAATCAAGGAGGTGCGCCATCTTGCGTGCCAGATGACAAATACGCACGACAGGATTCGAACCTGTTTAACTTTCCATTAAAGCGTGCGCACCAGCTACAAAAGTTAAAGAAAGGAGGATTAAAACGAAAATGTCAAAAACAACCGTTTTATTTGTGCTTCCTGCTGCACAATTACATTATAACAGATTTCTTTCAACTACCTCTCTACCACTTTTGTGTTTTTAGAGCATATCACGGAGCTTTTCTACATATCTCTTGACAAGATCACGTTCTTCCCGGCATTCTGCATCCTTTGACATATCACTCATTTCTGTTGTGAGTTCGTCAAGATGTTCTTCCAGAGCGGCAAGCATCTTTCTTTTGCAGTCCTCAGACTTGCCGGAACGATAGCTCTGTTTCTGCGTCATGTAATCGTCATAAGCATCTCGCCCATCAGAGCGGCTGTAATGCCCTCTGACATAATGTTCACCTCTTCTGGCATAAGAATTACCCCTGTCGTAATCCGGCATCATTCTGCCATCATTTGAGCTGTATCTCCCCATGCTGTCACGCTTTCTTCCACGTTCACTGTAATCGTCATTGTATCCGCCACGCATCTCATCAAGGACAGTGTTGTAGTACTCTACTTTCTTATCCCAGTACTGCGTATTCTTGATATCTTTGTACATATCAATCAGTTTGTATGTCATTTCCAAGTTCCCAGTGGTCAGCCCATTATCAGCAATTTTGGACAGCTCGTCTTCGATTCTTGCGCATAAGTCTTTAATATCTCTCATAATCACACCTCCTACGCTTCTCTGGTCACAACAATGTTCGCGTTCGCAACAGAAATAGCCTGATCGCTTGTGTTTTCTACCGCGATATTAACGCAGCATCCGCGAGGCACATCAATATAGATGCCAGAGGACACATTATTGTACTGATTTACTGCTGCCGGTGTGGAAATCATCTGGGAAGAAAGAACTGGCTCACCAGAGATTGCAATTGCCAGAGAAATAGCTCCGACAGTACCGCCTGTTGGAATTGCGATATTACCAGAAAAATCCACGAAGAATCTCGCTTTACACTGGTTAGTCAGTCCTCTTAGAGTGATGATTCCGCTTCCCTCTCTGTGCTGAATGCAGTTAGAACCCTTAACTGCTGTATTTGAAAATACTACGTTTCCATTTGCTGCTACAGTCTGAGCAGCTACACTTGTAAATTCTGCCATAATTTTTACCCCTTTCATATCACAAAAGGACAGGTCTCAGCCTGCCCCTCTGTGTAATACGGCATAAGCCGACATTCGAATCAATCGAAAGATACTCTCGATATGAAGTTATCAGCAATTGCATCCGGTGTTGCATCCGCATCCACATCCGTAATATGTGTTCGGGTTAGGAACCTGATATGCCGGAATCGGTGCTGGATTGATTGCATTAATGAGCTGCTGTGTCTGAGAAGCCATTGCAGTTGTGAGAAGTGCGCTCTGGCGATCCTGAGATGCAGCACGTCTGAGATCATTATTCTCAGCCTGCAGACTAGAAATCTTTTCATTGCAAAGATAGTCAAGAATGGCTCTTGTTCCAGCGTTCTGACTGTCAATAATGTCTCTTGTATTGCTGTTCATGGTGTTCTGCAATGCGCAGGTGTTCTGTGCCATATTGTAATTTACGCCCTGAATTGCTTCTCTGGTTTCGCAGCAACAGTTCGCAAGCTGTGCCTGTAAAGCATTAGTATTCTGCATATTAGCCACAGTATCGGCATTAATAGCCTGCTGGATTCCGAAGCCGGTCTGCATGATGTTTGTGTTGATTCCATTGAATCCGGTAAGCATACCATTATTCATGGCATAAAAGCCATCGCACAGGCCACTGTTGATTCCATCAAGTTTGCTGATTACCGCTGAATTGTCGAATCCTCTCTGAATGTCTGCCTGAGTAGCTGCTGTGGCTGCATATCCGCCGCCATTGCCATTATTGCCCCAGCCGTTGTTTCCCCATCCGAAGAAAGCAAAAATGAATAAAACAATAATCCACCAGCTACCATCTCCGCCAAACATGCCGTCATTATTTCTACCGTTTCCAGTAGCGGCGGCAATATCTGCTAAGCTATAATTTCCATCCATAGTTATAATCTCCTTTATTGTGTATTTACATCAATCTGGCCAGATTGTAATGTACTATTTCATTCCTTTCAGCATGTGTTGAAACTGTCCCGCCATCTGCTGAACTTGATTAAGCTGTTGCTGAGAAATCTTTCCAGACTGCAACATTTTCTCAACTTCTGCTTTCGGGTCTCCCTTGAAATTCTGCTTAAACTGCATGAACTGCTGTATCATCTGCATTGGCCCGTTTCCCTGTGGCATCCCACCACCAAGTGCATTAAATAATGGATTACTCATCTGCGTTTCCTCCCTTGACTGCTGATTCCTGCACGGTATTAGCCCTAACAGGTTCAGAAAAAGAATTTAATCGGTTTATGATAGCTTCGTATTTGCCCTTTAAATCGTCATATTCCTGTCTGGTGACATATTTACTGTCCATGTTCTGAGCAGGCTGTTTAGGTGGCATCTGAGTGCCTATTTCGTGGTACTCAAACGTCCGTAATGGCTGTGGCATACCGGAAACGTCTGTGGATTTTATGTAGAACTTTTCACTCTCACTGTCCATCAGTAAAACGCTCGTGCCTGGTGCTACCAGATAGGACTTTGCACCGACTTCGCCAGATACCCACAGGATGCCATTGCTATTCTGCTGGGGTTGCTGTACTGGTTGAGTCGGCATCTGGACAGGCTGTTGCTGGAACTGATTCATCTGTCCCGGAATACCAAAACTATATTGATAAGGATTGTTATATAATGCCATCTCGTACACCTCCTATGACTTATTCTATGACTTATTCTATGACTTTCTATAACTATATTTTTACATAAAAAAAGAGCCTTAGACAGTTCGTCTAAGACCCATATAAGTATCTGAAAAGTATCAGCATACTTTAATTATTTTATTGTTTACCCGGCGGCTTAATCATTTTGCCGTGGATATGCTCACATTCATCTGTTCAGCGCAGTATTCAAGAGTGTATTCCTTACATCTCAGCCGGAATAATCTTTCTTCATCCGGTGTAAAATTACACTCCGTCAAGAACCTGTCTATATCTTTCTTTGTGAACACATATAATTTCATGAGCATACCCCTTACTAATGCTAACGCTGATTCTGTGCAAGATAATTTGTAAGCTTCTGTTTTGTTTTTTTTAATTCTTCTACATTATTCCCACTGATCTGACTGTCCAACATGGTTGATAACACTTCCAGAATTAATGAATCTCGTTCTGCGATCCTCTGAAGACTCTCGTAATCTCGCTTGTCATGTTCTTCCAGTGTCTCTACTCGCTTATTAAGTCGAAATGCCGGAGTAATCCATTTAAAAATTACGGCTGCCGCCCCTCCGACAATGGACACCCCTCCGCAGATAGAGAGGAAAATCTGTACAAATTCTGATATGCTCATTTATTCTCCTTTTCCCAGTAATATACCGGGATCTCATTTCCGGAATCCCATGTATCGAAATATTTGCCATCCTGCACTGTCACCACATGACCATCTATACAGAGAATGTATGTGCCTGTTGGATGATCTGCGCAAAAGTCATTGACTGTATAAATATATCGCTCCGACTGCTCAATCAGTTTTCGCCTGTACCCATGCTTATACAGATACGCTCCCCAGACATAGTTTGCGCTTGGCATATCTGACAGAGCACACGCCTGTATCATTAGCCCGGCGAATACCGTTTCCCAGTCCTGCCCGGTCGCTTTGCATATTGCCCGGACAACGCAATCTCCGGTTCTCTTACCCTTAACAGGATTTGGATTGAAATATTCCCATCTGTCCATCAGTCAATCCCCTTTGCTGTTTTATATCTCTTTGCCGCTCCTCTGGCTTTAGCGGCGTTCTGACGGTTCCACTTCGCAATCATAAGTCGGTCTTGTAGTTCCCTCAGACCATTCTGCTTGCAGTAATCTTTGTATGCAGCATTTTGTTTCTGCAAAAGATAAGATTTTCGGTCAAGGTCTTGTTGGAGTGCGAATCTTGTCTGTTCATCCTTACAGTTATCAACCGCCGCTTGCATTCCGAGAACTTCTCTCTTTGTCTTTCGGATTCTTCGCTCGTAAGTACGTTGTCGCTGTTCCTTTTCGTATTGTTTACCTTTGTCAGCTTTATCCTGTGCTGATAGTTCTGCATAAGGATTAAATTCTCCATCACTGGCTCCGAAACTATGCCGACAGTTGACCCCTGACAATCCGCTTGCCGTTCCATATCCGGTCAATGAGAACGGCGGAAATTTCTTGTTCCTTCCAGAACGAGAGTATATCTTGCCTTGCCAAAACGAGTGATTTCCCGGATTTTCACCGCCATCACCCGTTCTCGCTCCCATGTGTGCGCTGACCAGAACTAAATCCCAGTCCATTTCTTCCATGCGTTTTAGGGATATATCTCCCGTAGCCTGTGCCACGCCAGTTCTGACAGAACGTGCAACCGCTGTTTCAATCGTGTCTTTTCTGCCAGATGGATATGTGACGGTCACACCATCACTCACAACGTTGTTAACAGTCTCTTTGATGGCTTGCGTATACCCAACTGCCCCAGTCATTACATGATTATACGCAAGGTCGCATTGCTCGATATAGAGCCTCTGAGCGGCACTTGCAGTTGTTCTTGTAAAATTCTTCCACTCGCCCATAGTTGCAAGCATATTCCGTTCCATGAGCCTTATCATAGATGGCGACTGTTCAAGCGGTACAGGGCTTAATCCTGCCGCTTTGTATACCTTATCATCATAGTTCATTGCAGTGATTCCAGCATCTTCAAACGCTTCAAGGAGTTCCTGTTGTTCGCGTTTGGTGTATTTTGATAGTTCTGCCAGAATGTCCTCTAGCAGTTCACCGGATTCCTGCAGCGTTCTGATTCTCCACGCATCAGCATTGGTCAGGATATAATCCTCACCTCTACCGATTCTCGCCATCATTCGAGACACGATCTCAGAGATGATATACTGATGCAGTTCTTCGGCTATCTGTTCACTGCCTTCTGCGATTCTTCGCAAATATTCAGGACTAAGCATAATATATCACCTCTTTCGATAAAAGTCGTGGTACATGTTTTGGCCCTTTTGATGGTTAATTAAAGCTATGACTAAATATCAGATAAAATTAGTCATAGAAAGTTATAGATTAGTCATAGAATTTAGTCATAAAGCTTCCATCAGTTAATTATTTTCCGCTTTCGGTTCTTCTTCCTTATTAACATCCATCAACTCATTGTACTGTTCCTCTGTGATTCTCCCAACTGCAAAAAATACGTCAATCTTGTTCTTGAGGTCGTCTGTAAGTCCGTTTCTTTCTTTAAGTTTTAATAATGTTCTATATAACATAATCATACCTCCAATTCTGTAAGTGCTACTGCGTATTCGCTGTTCACATAGGCTTCTGCTGATTGCAAATCCATATCATAGATGTAATCACGATTGTCATTGAGCTGTTTCTTAACATAATCCCATCCGTTTTTCAT